CGTTCAGGTCTTTCGGCTTTCAGAGTAGTAATGGATGACTCCAATAATACTCCTGAAGTAGTAGATAGAAACCAATTAGTTGGTCAAATCTTCGTACAGCCTACAAGAACTGCTGAGTTTATTGTACTTGACTTTGTTGTTCTGCCGACAGGAGCGGCATTCCCGGAGTAAAGGGAGGTCAATAGAATTGAGGGGCTCATAAAGAGCCCCTTTTTTCTTGGAATATAAAACTAAGAAAAAACTAAGAAAAAAGAAATAGATTCTTTTAAACGATTTTATAGTTTCTGTATATTTATAATAGAACAATAAAACATTAACAGGAGAAAAAAGATGCCTGATTTGATTGGAGCTAACGAAATATTTTTTACACCTTTCGAGCCTAAAACGAAAAATCGTTTTATCATGGAAATAGAAGGTGTACCGAGTTTCTTAATTAGAGCGGCTAATAGACCATCAATAGAATTTGAAGAAATTGAATTAAATCATATCAATGTTAAAAGATATGTTAAAGGTAAGGCTTCTTGGCAACCTTTAGATATTACTCTTTATGACCCAATCGTACCAAGTGGTGCTCAAGCAGTAATTGAGTGGATTAGACTTGGACACGAATCAGTAACAGGAAGAGACGGATACTCTGACTTCTATAAAAAGAATGTGACATTCCAATTACTTGGACCTGTTGGTGATGTTGTTGAAAAATGGGACCTAAAAGGTGCTTATATATCATCTGCAAATTTTGGAGATTTGGATTGGTCAGTTAGTGAACCTGTAGACATAACTTGTACATTACGTTATGACTACGCAGTATTACAATTCTAATATGAACTTTATAAGAGAAATGCTTTCAAGTGATGCGAAGATATCGTCTAAACGGGCGATAGGTTTCGCATCATTTGTTATGCTTGTAGCGAGTTGGGTAGCAAATACATTTTGGCAGTTCGAGATTAAAGAGATGATTCTTGAAAACTTTATGTATATTACTATAGTTGGCTTAGGCGTAACAGCAGCAGAAAAATTTAGTCGAAATAAATAGTTTTAATTCTTAACTTAATTAAGAGGTAATTGTTATGAGTAAATTTCCTACTGAGGTAATAGATTTACCTTCAAAAGGATTAGTGTATCCAAAAGAACATCCACTATCGAGTGGACAAGTTGAAATCAAATATATGACTGCAAAAGAAGAAGATATTCTTACTTCTCCTAACCTTATCGAAAAAGGTATTGTATTAGATAAACTTTTAGAAAGTATTATTGTTACAGAAGGAGTCAAGTTAGAAGATTTTGTTATTGGTGATAAAAATACTCTATTAGTATCAGCACGTATACTTGGGTATGGTAAAGATTATCCTATTATGGTTGCAGATGAAGAAGTAAGTGTTGATTTAACTTCTTTAAAAGAAATTTGGTTAGATGAAAAAAATCTTGTTGAAAAACATAAGAATGAGTTTAAGTACACTACACCTGTCGGTAAAAATAAAATAGTATTTTCTATATTAGATGGTCATATGGAAAAACAACTTGAAGACTTGAATAAAGCATATGAAAAAGCAGGTCAATCAAGAGAGTTAACAAATCGATACAAATTAATTATCAAATCAGTAGATGGAAAATCAGAAACAAAAGATATAGATGACTTTGTAGATAATAAGTTTATGGCAAGAGACTCTGTAGCTTTTAGAGACTATATTTCTGAAATTAATCCTGACATTGATTTCACAGCAAAAGTTAAATTATCAGATGGTTTTGAGCAGGAGGTAACGGTCCCAATGACCGTTCGATTTTTTTGGCCTAACGCCACAATATAGAGAAAGCGTCTACGAACAAATATTTCAATTAGGCTATTACAGCCAAGGTTTTCATAGTTTTGAAGAATTATATAATATGCCCTTAGGTATGAGAGAGTGGTATTATAGAAGATTAGTTAAAACTAAAAAAGAAGAAAACGAAAGAATGAAAAAAGCATCAAGTAAGTACACACGTGCCAAGTAAAAAAAATCAAGCAACTTCAAATTACTTATCAGCATCTTTATCATTTGAAGATGATAGAATAACTTACATAAATACTGAAGGCAAATTAATTAATGTTATGATGAAATGGGAAGACCCTATAATGTCTGCTTCAGCCGCATATGTTTGTGAGAACGGAGGAGACATTTTAGAGTTTGGTTTTGGAATGGGTATAAGTGCTGATTACATACAATCACACGATATTTCATCTCACACTATTTGTGAAATACATCCTCAGATTATTGAGAAAGCAAATGAATGGGCCAAAGACAAACATAATGTAACAATCGTTGAAGGTAGTTGGTATAGTAATTTAGATAAGTTAGAAACATATGATGGTATATGGTGGGATGCAGGATTCACATCTGATACACAACATTTTAGTTCATCATTATCACAACTAACAAGAGAAGGAACTCGTGTTACTTGGTGGAATGGTCATATAACAGAAAAAAACAAATTTCCATTTTTCCCTCAAGATTATTCTTTTCAAAAAGTTACAGGAATTGAACCTGTGAGTAATGATTATTTTGACGAAAAAATTTCAATTTATTATATGCCTAAAAAAGAATTTTAAGGTAACTTGATATTTATATACGAGTCTTAACGGAGAATCTCTATGAAAAATCAACTTGAAGAAGGGTTTATTGATAAATTTTTTAGTATGATAGCTAAAGGTCGTATTGACTCTAAAGTTAAAAAAATGATGAAAGACGACCCTGAGTTAGCTAAAGCTGTCAAGAAATCAAATGATGCAAATAAAGAATTAAAAGATATTTTAAGAAAAATACGTCCTAACGCCGGAATCTAATGGCACTAAGTAAAGCACAAAAAGAAGCTCTTGAGATAAAACGAGAAAATGCTCGATTAGACGAGAAACGGCAAAAATCGAATGAAAATTATCTTAATTATCTAAAAGCAAAAGAAGCAGGTGAAACAAGAAGTTATCGTCAATATCGTGCGCATCAAAGATACGTAGAAAAACGTGATGCTGACCAAAAGAAAGCTCAAGAAGAAAGAATAGCATTATCAAAGAAACGAATAGATGTTTCTAAGAAAGGACAAAATTTAGCTAAATCTGCGAATAAGCTAGCTAATTCTTCAAAAGCTACTTTATTAGAAATGCTTGGTGTACACGCAAAAGATTTATCACTTGTAAAAGCCGCAAATGATGCACGTAGAGACGGAGATTACGAACAAGCAGAAGGTTTTAATGCTATGGAAGCACTTCGACAAGAAGCTATAGCTCAGTTAGAAGAAGGAAATTTTGTTCAAGAAGAATTTAATAGTAAAGTAGATGAGTTAAAAGAGAAATATAAAGATGTTATACCTGGAGATGCGTTTGATAAATTTCAAGATAATTTTGAAAGTGCAGGTAAAAATGCGGATGCTATTGCAAACGCTCTAAACGCTAATATACCATTTCTTGATAAGGTAGATGATTTAAAACAAAAAGCCGAAGACTTTACTGCTATACTTACGAGTGGACCTGCTATAGCTTTAGCCGCAGTAGGTTTATTAGTAAAAGCAGTAACAGACTTTGTTATGCAGGCAAAAGAAGCTCGTCAAGAATTAGGTATTACGGCAGGTAGTGCTTTAGCACTTTCAGCGGATATGGAAGTAGCATCAAAAGCAGGAGCCGCATTTGGTGGTGATTCACAAAAAGCCGCAGACGCTGTAAAGTCTTTAGCTATGAATATGGGAAGAGTTCCTCAGTTATCTTCGGCGAGCGCAGCACAATTTGGTGTAATAGCAAGTTTATCAGGAGCATCAGCAGAATCATTAGCTACAATCGTAGAATTACAAGCATTATCACAAGGTATATCAGCTGACAAGGCTATTGATGATTTAGCATCTTTAGAAGCATTAGCAGAATCAGAAGGAGTCTTAAAAAGTCAAGTATTTGATGATGTTGCTAACGCCGCAAAAGACCAAGCTCTGTTCTTTGGTAAGAGTGCAGACGAAATTGGTAGAGCGGCGATTCAAATGAGAAAACTTGGTATTGAAGCGAGTGCATTAAATTCGTTAGCAGAATCACTTTTAGATTTAGAATCATCAATATCTTCAGAATTTGAATTACAATTATTATTTGGTAAAAATATAAATTTAAATAAAGCAAGAGAAGCGGCATTTAACAGAGATTCTGCTGCATTAGCAAAAGAAATTAAGATGCAACTTGGAGGTCAATTTGATTTAAATACAGCAAATGCGGCACAGGTTAAATCATTAACACAAGCTTTTGGATTGACACAAGAACAATTACAAAAAGTTATACAAGGACAAGATATTTTTAATAGTAAAACTGAAGAAGGAAATGCAGGACTATTAAAACAAATTGGAATGTATGTTGGTATTGGTGCAGCATTAGGTGGAGTAATTGGTTTTATATTAGGCGCATTAGGAATATTTACAGCGGGAGCTACTTGGGCGGCTTTAGGCGCGGGTACGAAAGGAGCTATTATAGGTACAGGAATCGGTGCTACAATAGGAGGGAGTGCTCTTGCGTACACAAAAATGGAAGACGCATCAATAGAAAGAAAATCAGTCGGTTCAATGGAACCTTCTGCAACATTTTCATTAGGTGATGCCGCATCTATAAACGTTTCAAAGTCAACTCAAGATGCTATAAACTTAGAAATGGGTAAATTAGTAAGTGTTATAAGAGAAGAATTAGTTGCTGAAGTGAAATCAGGAAATAAAGATAATAAAGAAACACTTGGTAGAGTAATCAGCGCAACTGAAGACAATACACGAGCTGTAAGGAAAATAATGTAATGGCATTAGTAGATTTATTAGATAAAATTTCCTCGTTTGATTATAATCAAGTTGGTAAGCCACAAACATTTGAAGCAAACGGAAAAGTCGTTACAGGTCAACAATCATTTGACAGACCTATACAAGAACCATTACCTATTCAAGAACAAACACTTGGATATGGTCTTAGAAATGGTAGTGTTTTCTTACAAGGCGACCATCGTGGTTTTAACTTTTTTGATGATTCATTCGCAAAAGGATTTGAAGTAGACAAATTAGAAAAACAAACTGACTTTGTTTTCATAGATGGAAATGAATCATCTTTTATTCCTTCAGCGAACGATAGTGTTTGGCCAGGTCCTGTAAACTTTTTTGATAAAGATGACGAACATCCATTTGTAAATGGATTTATTTTAAATAAAGGACTTCAAGGTAATGGACCAGGAACATCAGATTTTAAATTTTTATATAATGACTTAAATACATATACCGTAACACCTCGATTAGAAGATTTTGGTGGTAATGTTTATAAGTGGTCAGCTTGGGACACACCAAGTGGTGTAAACTTCTTTTATGGTGATGGTAGAGTAGATGATGTTGCGACAGGATTTACTCCAAATATGCAAAGTACTCAATTTGTAAAGATTAATGATGAAGAATCTGTATTTGATTATATACCAAAAGTTTCTACGAATCAAACATATCAATGGCCGGCATTTAATTCGCCATATGCAGTAAATTTCTTTTCTGATACTCACGTTGTAGGGTTTAGTAAAGAAATGCAAACTTCTACACTATTTCACGTTCCTGCTGTTTCTTCTAAAATGCTTGTTAACTCTATAGAAGGCGGACAATATAATTCTACTTCTTATCTATGGTCAACAGATTACTTTGATTATCTTAATAATCTTGAATTTCTTGATATCTCAAATGTAGGTTCACTTACTGACCCAATAACATTTCAATCAAGACTTGCTATACCTGCTACATCATTGTATGGTTCAATGGAATA